CGATCAAGCTCACGTTCCGCGGGGTCTTGCGTCTCAGTCGTTCCATTGCCAGATAAGCCAGGAACGATTGTATGGACACCAGTCAAGCTGGTACCAGCCGCAAGTGGGTCTCCATAGACACTATACTTGATCGGTAGATTACTCCTGAATGGAGTTTCATTCAGTATCTCATTAGCCGCCGTTCCACTGATAGAGCCGGGGGCTGAGGTGTCCCGCTGAACGGGGTCTGCAAGCTGACTGGCTTGACGGACACCGCCGGGCACCCATGTCGCAGCTTCGTGACCTATGAAGCTGTTGACCGTGCTCTGACCTTCTTGGCCATGAGCCCTAGCCGCATCGACTGCAGGCTGAATATCAGAAATCCAAGACATACCAGCAAGGTTCGACAACACGGACCCCAAGCCCATCTTGAATGCATTGCCCCACCCTTGTGCAGACATACCAGCGTCGTAAGCCTGTCGAGCGGACGCAACCAGTTGAGCCGTCTTGTTATGCACGTCAAAAGGATTGACAGACATACCAAGTTGACCGCCAGTGTTGTAGCCACCATTCTCATGTACAGCATCGGGACGCCAACCAGATGCAATCTTCTCTTTGTACTTGTTTACATTGTCTGGTCCAGCACCTGTTAGCGGGGTGTTCTTCTGGCCAGCCAGCATCCAGTACATACCCATCAGAACTGAACCGTACATGATGCGGGTCATCGCTATGTCAGATTTGGCACCACCAGCACGAAGATCCGATCTGGGGTCCATCAATTGATACAAACCAAGCGGTGAGCGATTAATTACACGCTCAAGTAAAACGTTAGATTCAATACGAATAAACGGAGCAAGATTGGAAATGGAGAAGTTCAACCCACGCTCGAAGGGGTTCATATTTGGCTTATATATACGACCTTTGTTGATCAATGTATTCAACGGGTTGTCATTCAACAGCAAGGTTCTATTAGCTTCCTTGAATGCTTCACGCAGCATGCTGGGGTGCGGATTCTGAGCGATCTGACGACCAAGAGTCATGATGTCAGACGTCGTGCCACCTGGCATCTGTAGACGTGCTTCACGCGTAGCAATAGACAGTAGATGGGCATTGGTGGCCACAGAGCGGAACACAGTATCTTGTGCGGAGATAAGGTCAGTCGGTTTATTCAATAGACCAACAGCCTTACCGGCAACAGACGTAGTATTACCGAGTCTCGGGTTTGAAATAGCACCGAACTGATTGGCGAACTGGGTTGGTGTACGTTGTCCGTTAGACACGAAGGAAGACTCACCCGTCCGTAGTGCATGAGCAGCCGCACGGTACACTTCCATGTCTGTTACAGCAGCCATGATACCATGGATGTGATTGAACAACTCAGCCACTTCTACACCAGGTTCCACAACCTTACCGGTCATGGCTTGATACATCTGTCGAGCTTTAGACACGGGAATGCTGAGTGCCTTCTCAAGCACTTCGCGGGTGATACCCGTCGCCATGTCTACTGGGGCCTTGACGTGAGTGCTCAGAGCAGACAGCATTGCGTTCATATGGAACGTGGTGAGGTACTGCTCCCAGTACGGCTTGACGACATTCTGCATCAGTGCATTAGCACCCTTGGGGTTGCTGTTCGACTGAAGTGCTTGCTTCAACTGTCGGGCAAACTTGAGAGCTTCTGGGTTCGTCGGGTCGGCCAATGCAGCCAGACCGGAACCTTCTTCACGCAGACGGTCCATGATCTCAGACAGATGTCCGTTGGTCAGTTCCTTAAACACCTTAGCGGTGGCCAGAGCACGACCAAGTTCGTTACCTTCACCCTTGAACATCGACACAAGTGCATTGCGCTGGGCAATTGCTTCGGCCAACTTTACGTGATCTTCCGGCTTCCAGTTCGGGGTGTCCAGCCGGTCAAGAATACCACCAACCTTAATAGCTGCGTATCGTGCAGCATAACCGATTTTAGATAGGCGTGTAGCAAGTTCACCGACATCACGCCCCTTCAAATCATTCGGATTGATACCGTTCTCAATGGCAGCCGTACGCACCTCGTCGCGGGACATCACATTGGGCGTATAGTTAGCCTCAACGTGAGCAGCCACGCCTTCAAGGTCGTCCATGTCATAGTTGGTCTTGGTAGCACGAGACCTAGCTAATTGGGCGCGAGTAATGAACTTATTGCTCATACTTAGGCGAGGCGGAAGGTCTCCATTTTCATCAATGTTCTTTTCAAGATGATCAATGAGATGACGTGGCATATTCTCCAGAATACCACCCGGAGTCTTAGCCTCGTGTAATGCATCCATTTGTTGTTGCTTGACAATTTCGTCAGTTTTCAACCTAGTTAATAGTTGCGTAACAGCATTATCCGGTCCACGCGTAGTATCACTCATTGCACGAATAAGCCTACGCCCAGCAGGTTCCTGCACTATTGGGTGGTTCTGCTCCGTGAAATCCTGCAGAATGGCATGCGTGTCAGTCCCGAGTAGGTGTTTATTGTTTTCAACAAATCTACTCAGACGATCAAATTGATTAACTGCAACATTCCAATCACTGAGATGGCTGCGCATACCGGCTTGTCGCCACTCTTCTTGAGATTCAGGCGGCAGTTTTGTGAATGCATCATTAAGCGCCGAAGAACGCATGAACTTATTGCCACCATTCTCTTGCTGGGTAGCACGTACACGAGCCATCTCATTGACGTTAGCTCGGTATTCAGGGTCCTGCCAATAACGCGGATCAGCCTTCAGACGATCAATCTCATCCAAGTGTTCGGGATCAGTGATCTCACGACCGAGTTGATCGGTGTGCATAAACTTGGGCAGATAACGTTCTTGAGCACCCTCACGCATACGTATACGTTGTTCAACAGCCCGAGCTTCTTGTTCAGAAGGATGGTCAGCATAAGAGTATAGAGGATCATGACCTGTACCACCAGACTTCATCGCACGAACGAAGTCAGGATACTTTTCAATATCCTGGATGGCATGTTGAGTTTCATGCAGAACTACACCGAGTGGATCCATATTATGATAGAATGAACCTCGATTGAGATACATCTTACCACCAGTTCCTGTTTCCGGATTGTGAGGATCATAACCCCCAGCAAACTTAGAATTAGGGTTGTACTCATGGACAACAGGTAGACTGTGAAGTTCTGGATATTGTTCAAAGAGTTCAGGGTGATGAAGAGTAGATCCAAGTGTATCACCCGGAGATTCATAGAGACGAGCTTCTCTATCACTTATCTCATTTCGAGTGATACCGTCTTTCGCCGTATATACTGAAGGATGTTCTTTGTCAAATCCGGTAGCCATTTGACCAGTGAACATGAACTTGTTGTTCGGGTCTTGCGTTGCACCACGGAACCCGTTCTCTTGGACGGACTTACCCTTAACAACAGCATCGTGAGCCATCGACAAGACATGCTGAACCTCAGCGTCGTTCATGTCCAACTTCATCCCCATGCGGCGACCGAAGCGACGAACAACACTGTTAAGGGCTAGTTGCCAAGATGGTTTGATCTGGCCATTCTGCGACTGCTCGGCGAGGACTTCCTCAGCAGACAGCGCACGACTTTCACCCGGGTTTGCAGCCTGACGTGCTTCAACGAGCTTGCCGAACTGTCCGACATTGCTGTCAGCCATAGACACAAGCGTCTGATTGAGTTTATTGCCGAACAGTTGACTTAGACCGTAGTGCCCGAGACCTTCGTGGAACAGTACGGCAGACGCTACGTCCGGGTCAGTAATCCGACCACTGAACATATGCACTTGACCATCAGACCCAAAGAGACCGAGAGCGTTCCCCTGAGGGTCAGCCTTGAGCACGGAGTCACGAACCGCAGGATCAGCAATATCCTCTGGTCCATGAACAACATTCACGTCAGGCGCATTGGCCCAACCCTTAGTGATGTTGTCTACGTGGTCTTGAACGGCCTGACGCTGGGTGTCACGGTAAGTTTGTTCTGCATGCTGGTTATATTCATCTTGGTAGTTGAAATCTGGCATCCGGCTAGGATCAGCACCAGCCACACCATTAGTAGCCGCAGGCGGATTGTCACGATGTTCAACCCAAGTATTGACATCCGTCCAAGACGGTTGAGGGCCTTGACGTCCTTGAAAGAATTGCTTGATGTCATCGACGTTCCCCGTTTGCAGAAGTTGTTGATACTGCATGTGATCGGCTGCATTCATAGCAACATGATCACCAGTCATTGGCTGAATGGTACCACCAGTTGGATTGGCACCAGGGGTTGTGTCCATACCACGATTAGCGTAAAGATTCTTTACGAATGGAGTAGCCTCAACTGCTCCATGTAGCGCAGCACCGAATAGACCAGAAGTTAATGTGGCTTGCAATGATTGATTGACATCGTAGTTCTTCTTCTGACCTTCAGCAATATCCATGAGCTGAGCCGCTGCATCAGACACACCACCAACTGCGGCGTTCCCAAGGCCAGCCGTAGCCACACGGGTAGCAATATTGCCGCCCACACCCATACCAGGAAGCATGAAGTATTGGGGGTTTGCGACAATGCCCGCTCCTGTATTAACAGCTTGTTGACTGAAACGTTCTAGTGCATCAAATGGGTTACCGTCGGTATAAGAGCCGACAGTATTATTCTGCATCTGTTGCTGGGCAGACTGGCGAGCCTGAGTAATCGCACCATTATAGCGTGCATGCAAACTGGCATTAGACTCACCTTGTTGACGACCAACCCCAAGAGCTTCCATAGACGCACGCACCGGTTCCATGAAGAGACCGGTATTCACAGCCTGCTGGTAATTGGCTTGAAGGGATTGGATCGGCTTACTGTACGTCGCACCAATCAGGGTTGACTCGATAGCGTTGGGATCATGATTTGGGTGATTGGGATCGGTAAGGTCTTGGAACGTCTGACCAATCATGTCAAACGGGTTCGTCGCCCCAGCCGGCCTTTGAGGGGCAGCAGCGGGGGTGTGACTATCGAACTGATCGAAGGGGTTACCAGTAGATGCAGGTGGCTGAACTGCATCAAACTGATCGAAGGGATTTGCCATTAGTGTCCTAGAATTCTAACGGACGCACCGGCTCCATACTTAGCGTCGAAGGCCGATCGCAATCCAGGGTTAGCATGTAGCATCGCTACAGCGGCAGCCGGCGGAGCATGAGCACCACCAGGGGTTAGACCGGGAGCCAGACCACGACCACCACCATGACTAGTCTGTGTGTAGTGCGCCCACTCTTGCTGCTGTCCGGGTGTAGCCTTACCACTGTCGATCAATGGTTGAAGCTCTCGAACACGCGCTTGAGTAGTAGCACCGGCTTGGATGTTAGCACCGGCAACGTGAGCACCAGCAGAGATGCCGGCCGCTCTTGTACGCGAACCGGCAGCAATCTCTGCATTAGTCTGAGATTGTCCACGTTGAAGACCACGGTCAGTCGACATCAATTGTTGGCCGGCCGTCTGACCATAACCATCAGTCAGTTCTGGGGTCCAAGCACCGGGTTCGGGAATGGACCATACAGACGCAGGAGTAGCATCGGGGCCACCAAGTTGCTTGGCCAAGGGTGCAAGACTCTGATACTTAGTATTGTACGTAGCTGCGTCTTTAACACCAGACAACATACCGCCAACTTGAGGGCGGTAACGATCAGCAACAGCAGCCGCCTGAGCTTGTTGGGCAGCTTGTCTCACACCAACCATCTGTTCACGGTAACTCTGGTTGTATTCCATGTACTGCTTGCGAAGGGCAGCTTGCTCACCCTGTTGAGTGAGTTTATCGGCCATCTCTTGAGCACCTGGGTAACCAGTAGCAGCGATTCGTTGGGCAGCTGCCTGTACAGATTGCGGATCATTGATGTCCACGCCGGCCATAGCATTACCTTCAGCCTGACCTTGCATATGCTGTTCGTACTGAGGTGCCTTCCCGCCAGACACAAGGAAGGCATCCCCCAGAGCCCCTAAGACGTTACGTAGAGTACCGTGTTGGAGGTTCTGGGGGAGCAGGCCATAAAGGCCGGGGTTAGCCATTCCGCCTTGCGGCGCAGGTTCACCAGCAACAGCCGATTGAACATCTTGGGCCTGTTGACTGTTATTGTAATTGATACCGCTGGGTGTGGCACCCTGAGGGGTGCTAGTGTCTGCAGGTGCTGATGCAATTGACGGAGACTGCGGTGAAGGCATCATTGTTGCGCTCGGAAGACCCGTAGTAATCGGCGGAGGAGCCAACGGACCACCAGCCTTACCGGCTTTACCCTGAACGATAAGCTCGCTTAGGGGCGTGGACGATTGAGCACCCGGACCAGTTGCCTGACCAGGATCGATGGCCCCAGCTGTCTGGCCAAATGCAGTTGACCCACTGGGCGGGGCCGAAAGTAGAGATGATAGAATGTCTGCTAGAGCCATGTGATTTACTTCTGCAGCAGTTGACCAATGCCAGCGGGAACACCGCCGGATCCGAACATATTGTTGGTAGACGTGCTCGTACCACCAGCACTGCCGATGATACCAGCCGACTGATTACCAGCACCCAGCAGTTGTTGGAGTTGGTTGGTGTAATTGCCATACTGCGTATTAGCATAGTTCTGGCCGTAAGTATCTAGGGCCTTGAGAGTACCGCCAGAGTTCAGTAGGCCATTCGTGGCTGCATTACCATTGATGGACTGCATACCTTGGTTCAGACCAAACTGATAACCAGTAGAGTTCTGCCAGTTGGAGAAACCTTGGTTCTGGGCAGGTCCGCCATTAAGACCAAGCATATCGGCGATCTGGTTACCAGCACCAGAACCATTACTTACATTGCCGCTGAGAGCACCCTGTAGATAGGGGTAAGCTTGATTGAGCTGACTAGTACCGCCAGCAGCAGCATTACTCCCGCTACCAAAGAGGCTACTCATTATTGAATTCCTTCCGAGTCAATATAAAGAGTTCATATTGTTTGCCTCTAGCTTCTTCTAAGCCGTAGGACTTAAATCCTAGTTGTCGGGTCATCCACTTGACATCTTTACGTTCAATTGGAACCATACCCATGAGTATACTAACATTATAACATGAATTAAATAGTACGTCAAGAAACTCATGTGCGGCTGTAATAGCTGCCCGGCCTCTTGATTTGAAGAAGTAGTGACCTGAGTATATCCGCCTAGTTGGAAGACCATACTCAAAGATTGCTAGGTCACCACGATCATTTTCTAATACAATATTAGATGAATCACTAAGCCATTCAATGACATCAACTTGTTCTTCAGTACCAAGAAAATGTTTGATAGACGCAGCAATCTTTACTGCATCAAAGATCCGATTAACGGATACCGAGTTCACCCTCACCCTCGATGGTCAGAGCAGTAGCCGTCTGAGCACCACCAACTAGGAAGTCGGCAACTTCAATCGGCAAAGCACCATACCAGTCAAAGACTGAGTTAGCGGCTACAGTGACACCGGTGTTGGTTGTCAAAGCACCAGCAGACGCAGCACCACCTGCGATACTTTCAGTACCAGCAGCATTGGCACCAGTAGCACCAAGCCACAAAGCAAAGTTGCAGGCAACGTTAGTCTTATTCACGACACGAAGATGCCGAAGAACGAAGTAGGTATTGGTACTGGTACCGTGAACACCCGTACCACCAGTAAGGGTAGGTGGGTTGAAGATATTCGTGGTCGTGGTCGTAGTAAGGGCCACAGGACCAAATGAGATGAGTTTATTTTGAGCCATGAGGTTCTCCTATTGAATTGAAGCGGGGACATTAGCCCCGTTCAGAAGTGTCGCGATTGCCGTTGCGTCGGTGGTGGATTGACCAGTTGCCTGAAGATTTGCTATTGCTTGGTTAAGAGTAACGATCTGTGCATTGGCCGCTGCCAGTTGATTCTGTAGAAGTGAGATGTAGTCTAGAGCACGTTGTATCTGTGCAAGAACATCTGGGTCCATTGTTTATCCTACTCTAAACCAAGTTGTGATAGAAGCCACGTATTTCCATCTAATGTAACCATTAGCGAGAAGAGTGTTAGGACCTCCGCCTAGGATTGTCTGCCCAGCGTTGGCATTGACCGTTAGTGTGGTGATCGTCTGTGAACTTATGATAGAAACCTCTTGCCCATCATCAGGAGCCGCTGGCATTGTAAGGGTACCAGCAGCAAGAGTCCCAGCGGGGTTCATAATGTAGAAATTGATTGCATTCCCGATCACATGACTAAAGCCGGTGGCTGGGACAATGTACGAGTATGGGGATGCCAGAATACCAACGATACCACCTAGAGCGTCCACAACAGGCTGACCAGCAATGTTGCCAGCATACAGAACACCAGCATCAATAGTAAAGTCAGGTTGCAGCGATCCACCATGGTATGTCCTAAAGATGATCTCGCCCTCTTCAGAGCCAGCTGTAGGAACCCGTGCGGTAAGATCGATCTGTGCCCAAGTGTTCGCTGGAAGTGATCCAGTCGAGTTTGGTCCTTGTCCAAGTATAGAACAGCATGTGTAGTTAGTACCTAGAGTGGCTTCAGCGCGTTGGCCATAATATTGACAAGCTTGTCCAGTTGCCACAACAGACCAAGAGTGGGCTGATAATTCTCCAACCGTTCCGTTGGTACCATTGATCGTAAGGAATAGGTTAGTGCCGTCTGTGTAGAAGCCAGCAGGATTAGTATTGGCTCCTATGTTGATTGCTGGAGCAGCCTTGGTACCGTCTGGCGTAGTTATTGGACCAGTCATTATGCCACCAGTCAGTGGCAGGAAACCCATCAGTGGTTGATAGCCATAACTGTCGTCAGCATCAGCACCATCAAGACCGAAGCCAATAGGACCCTGAGGACCCGTTGCACCCTGAGCACCAGTTAGACCCTGAGGCCCAGGAGGTCCACGATCCCCCACGTCGCCATCACTACCATCAAAGCCCATAAAGCCAGCGGGACCCTGAGGGCCAGTAGCCCCAGACGTACCAGTAAGACCTCTAGGACCAGGAATAGACGCTCCTTCAGGACCCTCATCACCATCCAACCCCGCCATTCCCATGATCCCCTGGAGACCTTTGGGACCAGTTGCACCAGTAGAACCCTGAGGACCAGTGGGGCCTTGCGGACCGGGAGGCCCAGGAGGACCCATCTCTCCGTCGTCCCCGTCGAGTGGCATCATACCACCACCACCTGAGCTTGAGGTGGGCGAGTTTACGAACGTTAGACCAGTGGCACCGGGATTAACGGCTACGAACTTGTTAGCCGCACCCGCGTATGAACTTGGAGTATCGGCCAATTGCAGGAAGGTATCTACACCCACTTGATGCCAGGTACCACCATTAGCCACATACAGAATGTATGGGGTAGTTGCAGTATTCACATACTCAGAACCATCAGCCGGGTCTGTAGACGTAGGCACACCCGCTCCAAACGTGATGGAGTTAATCAACGCATTGTTATTGCGCTGAATAGCCCATCTGCGTTGGAATTCAGGTGTGGGTCTGCCTGTCTTATCGACAATGGCAATCCGCCAGTCTAGGGGGCCGAGGTCTTCAACAGTCATTAGTGCGGTTGTCCATCTTGCGCGATTCCGCTATCAGCACCACTGCCTTCTGTCAGCACAGCGTCGACACCATCGAGGCGGATGGGGCCGGAGTAGTCGGTGAAACGGAACACACGACCAGGGGCAGAATAAGACCCGAGAGCTGGCCATAGGAGCGTTTGAGTGCTCACATCGGTCAGCGGCAGATCAAACTCTTCAGACCAGGTTACACCATTGTCATCACTAAAGGCGAGACTGATGGCCTGATCAATTTCTGAGTCAAGTCCGACAGAAGCGGTCAGGATGACGTTAGCTACTCCGATCGAATTCCTCGTACGAGTAGCAAGACCTCCGGTAACCATATGTTGAACATCTCGCCATTGCTCATCTTGAGGCTGATTTGGATCAAGCTCGTAGAGATAAGTGTAGAGAGCATCACCACCAATTACCCGAAGACCCCACATAACGCCGTGAGTGAAGTTCATCCCGGGGAAACCTTGGGTCTGGAACTGGGACCATTCTTGAGTCGTGAAGTCGTATGCCCAATCTCCTTCAGGTCCCAGCGGAAGGACATAGAAGCGGTGACCGTCAAGCACGAATGTCCAAGCAGCCTGAGACGCAGTACTCGGGACACCAGTACCATAGGCAAACATCGTAGCAGCTTGACTAACTCTAGTTGTCACATTGTTCCCTTCCGCAATAGCCGCGAGTAGACCCTCTTGTGAAGAGAGACCGTATTTAGTCTGAGGCGGTCCATATGCGGCCAGACTAGCAAGCTGAGTAGCTCTAGGGCGACTATCATTAGATTCTGTTGATGCTAGAGCACCTAGCTGAGTTGACCGTGTAGCGAACGCTGACATTCATTAGGTGTCCCTAGTGATCTGGATGGCTCCGTTAGCCAGAGTAGTCGGCGAGATCGGACCACTGGTGTCTGGATCAGTTTCATGGATGTCGTTATAATACGACGGACTAATAGTCAATGCATGGGTAGGACTAGCGCTAACACCACCAAGTGCACCAATCAGTGCAGTGTTGATAGTACCCGTACTGGCATCAGACTTGAAAGCCCTAGTCATGATCTGAATCGCACTAACAATTGTAGTCGTCGGCGGCAGACGTTGAAGCTTGAAGTTAGACGGACCAGGAATGTTAGCCCCGCCAGCCAGCGTAGTACCAGTCCAAGAACCGGTGATACCGGACTTAGACGTAGCCACCGAGTTACCGCCAGTACCAGCCGCCAGAGCAGTCACCATCATCTGCCCAGCAGGAAGCTGCGTGGCAAAGACGTTGAAGTTAGACGTAGTACCGGTACCATATTTAGTGCCGATACCAGGGCCAGCATTGATAGCATTGTATAGGTTCTGCAAAGTGTTCTGGATATTAGTGTCGATCAGAACATCAAAGGCAGAAGCCAATGTAGTTTTGAAGGTGTACACAGCAGCCACAGTACCATCCTTAGTACCGACAGTAACGGAGTTACCGTTAGACGGGTTGACAGTGACCGTCAGGATGCTGGTAGCAGCCGTGAACGGTGCACTCAGGAAGGTATTATCATCCGGTGCAGCCTTACCGACAGTAGACCAACTACCCACAGCTGGGCCATCATTCACAGTCTGTTGAGCAGTACCGTTCTGCGGCTGCAGTGTATGCACATAGCTAGATGTGTCTTGAAGCAGATTGTTAGAGTCAGAGTTGACAAGCAAACTGACATCGGACCAGTGTGGATCACCCGAACCAGTGGGCCATTCCGTGGTGGTGGGGGTAAAGTTCGCCGTGTAGCGAGCATAGCCCACAGTCACCCGAGCTTGGTTGAACCAACCGGTAAGGGTGGTCAGACCGACAATCGGACCAGCCGGAGCGGATGCCTCACCACCAATACCCAGTGGACTAATGCCTGTGAAGTAAGTGTTGGTGTCCGCAATTGGTAGACCGAACTGTTGACCATTGACAAAGAGCAGATCTTGGCTAGACGCCCGAACGATGGCGATGTGATACCAGGTGTCCAATGTCGGAGCCCACGGATATACGATCGGTTGTGCCACAGTAGACACAGTACCGTCTGTCGATGTCTGAAACTCTAGGCAGCCGCCATTGAGCGCCGTGGAGCCGAGGAAGAGCTCATACGATCGTTGATTGGGGTTGGTGTCCCATCGACTAAAGATCACCGCTTTGGTGTTGGAACCTGTGGGAAGACTTTGGAATCGGACAAAGGCTTCCAAAGTGAAATCCCCAGAACCCAGATCAAAGCTGGTATTTGTAGATACGTACAGCCCAGGATTAACTGACCCACCAGGAGTTGGGACGTTACTCATGATACCGGCGGACCCAAGCACTTGGTAGAAGTTCGGAGTCCAACCAGCGGTCGTCGTATCAGCGTCAGCGAACACAGTCGCTACACGTCTGTCACCAAGGAAACCGTTGTTCACAGAACCGTTGTTGTCTCGAATGAACACGTCATCTATATATGCGATGTCACCGGCCGTCTGTTCAATGAAGCCGATCAAGGCGATTGTACCAGTAATGGTAGCGTCTGTAATACTGATCAGCGGAGTACCAGCACCTGTAGCATCATCCACACGAAGGATGAAGGTGTTGGCAGACGTATTGATTTGCATCTCAAGTAGATGCCAGTTCTCAGCCTTGATGATCGGACCATTAGTGATCCCGATCACAGCACCAGTAGAGTTCTGGACTTCTATTTGACCATTGGCAAGTATATTAAGATTGAGGATGGTTGTTGTGGTGTTAGTCGCAAATCGGACAGGCCATGCTATACCATTAGAGAGGTTATCGCATGCAAATCCACAGGAGACAATGAAGATGTTACCGGGAGTCGGTACGGCATACCGATTACCTGAGGGGGCCGCGCCTGTATTGGCCAAGCAGTAGGAGCCAGTCCGAGCAGGACCCCAGGGTGGGACTGTGCAGGTAACGAAGTTGGAGTAGGCCCAAGCTCCGGCAAGCATATTGGTTTCGCTGATAACTCCAGTTCCATAGTGATCAAATCCATCCATATATAGTGCAGTCATGGGGTTAGTCCTTGTGTCCTACGAATTTGATATCTAACTCGTTCTTCAATACCATTATTTGAGATCCTGTTCACACCCCACGCCGTATCAGTGCTATCACCAGGTTGATACCCAATACTGTACACACGACCATCATCTCCCACGAGAATAACTCCGTCATCAACCACAACAGGCGTACCCGCTTGGACGCCGCGAGCATAGACTCGACCCTCAATAGGTGCAAATGGAGCTGCCAGATTGCCCGTAGCATACCAGTTCTCCGTTGATTTGGCACCCATGATCATGACCTGATCTCCAACCGCACGCATGCAGGTGATGGGGTCGGGGGAGCTTTCTTTAGACGCAAAGTTCAGTGGGTCAATGCTGATCTCACCGGGATTGACCCAGAAGAAGATCTGTGAATTTGACTGACTGACGAGGACGTACGAACTGACCTGCGTTAGGCTAGTCGGCGTGACGCCCCCAGGCATCGTACAGCCCTGCAAAGCCTCTAAGCCACCGTTGGCTAGTGTACCACTGCCGGAGGCTGTCAGGGCCGTCCCACCGGTCACTGTGAAGGTTATAGAGTTACCGCCAGCACCAGGTGTAATTGCGCTGAACAATAGACTGGTAGCCGGAGTAACGCCGGAATTGTTGGCGGCAGTGACCGCAGTGTTTGGACCAGTGATCGTTGAACTGTAGTCGGTCCCAGGGTCACCAGTCCCAGTTACAGCAAGTTGCAGTTGATCCAGTGGACCACCTGTACTCAGAGAGGCGGAATTGACAACGAAGGGGTGAACACTTGTACCGGCGTCTGACGGACTGAAGGTAGTGCCCCAAGTGTAATAAGTACCGTTGACTTCCATAGTGTCTACACCGTTGACAATCGTTCCTGTAAGGGTCAGAGTGCCATTGGCGCTGGACGTACCTTGATAATACTGCAGAAGAGTGCCACCAGTAATCCACAGACGCTGGTAGCCGGCACCCGCTTGCCATGCGACTTCTGGGTATCCTGTGCCTTCAATTGAGCCGGTGATTTGTGTAACAGTCAGATTAGCTCCGTCACCGGCCACGGTGTCAGTAATCTTGTAAAGGTTAGAACCACAGACAACAAACAACGCATCATTGAAAAGACCAGAAAGAGCATAGTTGCCCCGCATAGGACCAAAGCCTGTGAAGGAACCTTGGCTCAAAGGGTTGATGATCTGAGTCGTACCAGGTCGAGCAAGAACAGATGTGCCCTCTCGCAGGTTGGCAGGATTCTGCTCTAACCAGCGATTAAGCAACTCAATAAGTGGTGCTCCGGCGTAGAGGCGCTCGTAGGCACCTCTACCAAGTGGGACTGCAGTCACCGTCCAAGATCCTCTTCATGTGAGCATTAGACCAAGTGGGGTTGATTTCGACGCCGAGATCTTGGAGCCTTGTGAGGAGATCTTCTTTGTCTAGCTCAACACCCACCCGGGGAGTTATCTTCAACGGAGGCTTGTGAACCCAACCATAAGGAACGTCTTTAGCCTCATAGAACAACTCACCCTTACCAGTTACCGGATCGTACCGTACATCTGGCCACTTAACCAGTTTGGCTAGTCGCTTCTCTTTTGCACGGCTGTATGGCATTAGTAAGGAAATCCTGAGTTGAACATAGCATTGGGGTCGCCATAAGTGGGACCGTAAGCCCCGTACCCCCAGAAACGATTCCAGTGGGTGAGATAAAGCAAACCTTGTTCGACTGGCATCTGAGTGGTGGTTTGGCTGTAACGAGCGGTAAGCTTGGCCGTCATTTGCTGCAGCGTCTTCTCAGACGATGGGTGCATGATCTGGCCGTAACGAGGGTTCAGACGCTCGGCAAGGCGGATGATAAAGAAGTCGTCAAACTCGGGCGGGAAGGGCATGGTGCCGCCGATGGTAAGGGGACTAACGACAACCCAGTTACCCAGGTCTTCTCGGTAAATCCACTCGCGCTCTTCGCCCGGAGTGTTGTAAGTCATTTCCGACTCGCCTTCGATCATCCGGCCATTACCATAGATCGTCAGCTCATTGGTAGCAAAATTCCCAGCTACGTCCACAATGCCCATACGGGCACCATCATGGGGCTTGGGATGAAGGTTAACGAAGCCATCAGCCGTAAGGTTACACATGATACGAACGTTAGTCGCCATGTACAGATTGCCTGGAAGGCTATTGTTCCACCACGGATAACCCACCGGTGAGGTGATGTTGTCTTGACCCAGCGGAACAGGGTTCAGGTTCTCTCCCACTTCATTCCCAAGCACACTAGACACAAGAGACTGAAGCTTTGTGAAAGCCTCATTCTGCTGGGCAGTCGTCGGGGTAACCCCAAGCGGGATGAGGTTAGTCTCCCGCAGGGCGTCCGAGATAATAGAAGTGATGAGAGTTGACATTAGTTCTGATAGACCGAAAGATCAACCTGATCGTTAGCGTTGTTCTGAATTCGAGCATAGACATTAGTACCAGCAGCTAGAGCGCCATTGGCCCAGAATTCCCCGCAGTCAGAGCGGAACCCACCCTTTACGGTGTTAGCCGGCAGTGATGTGGCAACGGTGAAAAAGACAACAGAATGTTTGGGTTGATGCCTAATACTAAAGAAACTGGTAACTGCTCCCGTCACAACTAGGGTCCAATTGCTCCCAGGTTGTAGGGTCACATTAGTCGTAGAAGCCATTTGGTTCTCCTAGGGATGAAAAGGGCGGGGGTTTTGAGGCCCCCGCTTAGTTCAATTAGACGTCGGTGCCGGACGAACCGTTGATGCGGACAATACGCCGCGGGTCAACCACGTTCGCAGACAGTGCTACGTCAAATCGGACTTGGTGCTCACCAGTGTTGAACACCGAGTTCTGCCACATACGAACACTGATCGGAACCTTCGTCAGAGACTTACGGCTACCGATACCGGTCGCTGGCATGATCAGGTCAGCCGTGGAAACCACAACTGCATCCTTCGACAGGATCACGCGCGGACGAACCGCAGTGCTGGCAGTACCCATGAAGACCACCTGAGCGGTCGCACCAGGGATCGAATTCACAGTCGCGTTAGCGGTGTTGTTCGAAATGGTGTTGAAGTCCGCACCCGAGGGGCTCGCGCCTTGCACGACGATGGCCGGGAAGATGGTCATCGCAGCCACGACACCACCAGCCGCAGTGTAATTACCGATCACTCGGAATTGCTGCAGGTGGGGGAGCTGGGCTTGGAGGCGGTTGTCCCAAGCGTACACGTTGGCGATAGTGAACACTTCGCCGTCCTTGACGGTTTCAGTACCAACACCGACAGTCATGTTGATGTTCTGGGTGAGCCACAGGCCCGGACCAGAAGCAATTGCCACGGCGTTGTAGTCCGAGTACTGGTTAGCACCATTCATCGCGGTGTTAGCCGGGTTACGCGAACCGAGCGTCAGGGTCGGGAGTTGCTGGGTGAACATCGTGGGGATACCGTCGATATTACCCGTGAAACCCTTGCGGTACACACCTTCAGCAATACCCGGAAGGCTGGCGTTACCTTGAGCGTACGAAGTACCCGCACCACCGGTAGCAATACCTTGCTGGTTGATGATGTTCGCACCAAGTGCCTGTCGGTCGTAGTAGTTCAGAATGGCCCGGAAATCGGTGTCCTCAACGCCTTCTTCCTTCAGACGCGTATAGCCCGACGAAATGTCGTTGTACGCGGAGATCGGGTCACCGGCAGTACCGATCCAGTTGTTGGAGGCATTAGTCGCGAAGCCAAGGATGTAAGCGTCGATCTGTTCCGCGAGGTTCAGAGCAGCACCACGGAGTGCTTCGCTTTCACGAGCCGCACCCAAGTCCCGAATCTTAACGAAGTCTTGCCAACCCATGGACGAACCGAAGATGTCCTGGATCTTGTATTGTTGTGAACCGAAGACGGTGTTCTGAACGTCGTTGGTCGTCAGGTTGTTCACGCCGTTCGTGGTGTGGGTCACCAGATAACGGGGAACGATCTGTTCGACGACGGTCAAAGCATTTCGGTCATTCATTTCATTGTCGAACTTCCGCCACGTCACCAATTCGGCCGACGTGAGGTTGTTCTGGAAGATCGCGGCAAACGAGTTAAGAACCAGTTTTGCCTGATCGACGCCAACGTTAGCGCCACCAGTAGTCATGAGCAATTACTCCTTTATGAGTGGTATTATCCGTATT